CGTGCTATTGATGCTTATGTGAATTGGATTATGTTGGATGTGGCTACACAATTGATGCATGAGATGGCAGTCGGTTACAAACCATCAGATTTGGAGGCTCGTTTCTTGAAGGGTTTTACTGAAAATGGAGCTTGGGGCCTCGAATATGATTCAAGTAGGCATGATGCGCACAACAACCTTTATACTTTCTGTGTCATGATGCGACTTTGGCGCGAGTTGTCGGCGGTCATATTCGGCCATGGTGTTATTCCACCCGATGTTCAGGAGATTTTTAATAAGTTGATGACTACCTATACTTTCGATATGCTAATCAGTCAACGTAATGGAGAAGTGATAGTGGGAACAGTTACATGCACAACACCGTCTGGTTTGGGAACAAGAACAACGTTACAGAATACTATCATGACAGCGGCTATCGGTGCCTTTATTGAGTGGCTTGCGTCGTGTTTCAACATACCTGGTTCGATGCAACGTAATCATGCAGGCGACGATGCGGGCCATATTGGCGCTGAAGAGTATATTGCCTTTTTTAATGAGATTGCTCAAATACTCTACGCTCCGGTCGATATTAACATCCATTATGGTTTAGGTATGGTTGTTAAGAATGCAGCTTTTCTTACTAAATTTGGTCGATTTGGTTTCCTATCAAAAGATGTTCTCTATATGCCTATGTCAAACAGTGTCATCATGAAAAGGCCTCTTAAGAAGGTAGTTCTCGGCTCCAATTATACAGTGTCACCCATTGATCCCATGATGCATCACATTGCCGTCACCCAATGTTTGGAAGCTTCATGCGCAGGTTTTAGTGCAAATGATATTCTTATTGCGCATCGGAAATCGGAGGAGCCATCGGTCAGTCACATTCGTAAACGCCTATTGAAGAAGGCGCAGCTCTGGTTTGAGAAGGAAAAACGCTATGGTCTTATTAAAGATGAACATAAATATACTCCAGAGCAGATTTGTGAGTATTCAGCACAAGAAGAAAATTTTGCTGAATGTGCGTGTAAAGATATGGACGATATAATTTATCACTTAACAGTTGGTGGTGGTGACGTACTCAATAAAGATTCGTACAAAACAAAAATGCCCCACAATCGTTCAGCACGTAAAACTCAGTCAGCGATGAAGACTATAACTCGTCGTGTGATCGGTAAATCACAAAATATCTCTAAGCACGCTAATCGTGCAGTTGGTGCCAAGAGACGTGCACCTAAACGACGCAGAATTCCAGTAGGTCCCAATAATTTTGCTGTGTC